ACCAGCGCCACGGTTAGCAATAATGACGCGACATTCAGGATCATTCTGGAACGTGTCAACGGCACCTCCTTTATCTTTGGTATCTCCTGTGAGCATGACATATTTAACCCCCAATTTTTTACATAAGCCCTCTAACATTTTATAGTTCTGCCTGAAGCTACACCACACAATGACCTTGTGATTAGGCGTGAGTTCCGCTAGATATTCCTCGCAAAGCTCAAGCCTTGGATTAGTTTCAAAGACGTGCTCATCACCTTCATCAGTCCCTACAAATCCAGTGCATATCTGCAATAGGCGGAGCGCTTTAACAATGGCAAGGTTAGCTGAGACCGTGGCACCGTCCGAGTTAAGTGACGAGTAGAAATCTTTCTCGACTTCCTTATACGCCTTAGCTTGATCGGGTGACATTGGAACACTGCGCTTTATCTTGACAAGTGGCGGTAAGTCTAGGCACTCGCTCTTTAATTTCCGAAGAGACTTAGAATAAATCTTTTCGTTAAGCTCGGGGAAGGTTGCCGGATTATTCTTCCATTTAGGGAAGTAAGATGCTTTTCCAGCCCAGCCTGCGTTCTCATCAATAAGGTATCTAAATGCAAATAGCTGTTCGTTTCTGCCAAAGAGAAGTCCCACATCTGCCGTCCTAAATATGCCGTATACGTCACGTACGTCCTTAAGAATCGGGGTTCCAGTAAGAGAGATAATAAAGTTTGCCGCTGTTGCCAGTCGTTGCGAAAGTTTAGATCGCTTTCTCTTGGCACTCTTAACGTAATGTACCTCATCGAAGATGATAAGCTCAGGTTTCCATTTCTCAATGGCATCGAAAAGACATTCTGTAAGCAGTGCCTCATAGTTGGTGATGACAACTCCTCCATCAAAGCTTGGAATGACTCTATTGTGCAGATACTCTGCCTTCTTTTTTCCACTCGGTTGGAGAAGGGCGTGTACGAGGTTCTCTGGAATGTGACTCCATCTTTTAAACTCGTCCTTCCAGTTAGTAATTGTGACGGGTGGGGTAACAATAAGTGTACGTAGTATACGTCCTGCGTCGAAGTATCTAGACCTCGCAAGAAGTATCGCTCCCCCGGTTTTTCCTGTTCCCATTTCCCACAACAGCGCCACGTGCGGTTTATCTTGAGCAAAAACCAATGCCTCTCGCTGATGTTTATAAGGCTCAACCGCAAGACCTCTGAGTAATCCGTCATATTTCATATTCCTCCTACATTGTAACGGCCATTCTATATTTAAACCTGATGCCTGCCATTCCTCTCTTAACCATTCCTGTCTTAACTCTTCTTTGTGTTGGTTCCCTATTATTCAAAATCAATTTAATTCTCTTGATTAATGTGACCGAGGTGTACTCTAGCTTAACGCCATTGACTCTGCGCCACTCGTTATACTCTGCCAGAATCTCCTCACTAGATAGGAAGTCCATATCGTTTAAGGTATTCTCGATAACCTCTGAGAAGAACTGAGCAACGAAGTCATTGTCTTGCTTATATTTATCAAGCTCCTCGTTAACAATCGTGGATTCACTGAACTTCTTATTGGTAACAAGGCGCTCGTATCCCTCTAGGATTCTATTATAGATACCGCTCATCTCGCTTCTGAGTTTTGATTTCATATCAAGATCAAGGTTGCCATTCTCTTTATTGAACACTGCCCTTAGTGGAACGATTAATAGTCTTCGATATGTACCCTGTGTATGGTCATTAGTAGGTGGTACTTCGTTACACCCGATGATTAACTTTGCCATGATCTTGGTGGTGTAGGGCTGATGATACATTCTCTTTACCATCGTGTTACCTCCAGTGACTAGGTTTTTAAACTCACTGGAGTCTCTGAGTGCGTCGTACTTTTCTTCTTCTGAGATATTAAAGAGCTTATTGACTAGCGTTTCCCTCATGTTCTCGTTGGCCATGTGTGACAGCGAGACGGTGGTATATGATTGAGGCCCCACTAAATCCTGCATTGCTTGGATTAAAGTTGACTTACCATTGGAACCAATCCCTACCATGATTAAAGCTTTCTGACCCCAGTGCGGGTCAAAGCCAGAGATTGCGTAAGCCATAAATTCGAGAATGATCTTTTGTAAATCGACATCGTTTAGCGTGATGTCGTTCATGAACTTATCAAACGTAGGGCACTTGGCCTGTGGATTGTAGTCATAAGGGAGCACGTACTTAAAGCCTTTCTCTGCCGAGTGAGGAGTCAAGGTTCTTGATGCTATGTGTAGGATACCGTTATTGAAGTTGATAAACCCGTCGGTTTTACCGTGAAAGAAATCATCATCCACTACATTGGTAGAGTATAGTAGCCCGCGGAACTCGGAGCGTTTGGTATTGTTTGCCACTGGCTGGAAGTTGGACGTAGCAAATGCGTCAAGCTCAAGCTCGGTTCTTTCTTCCCAATGTTTTCCGTTGAATATGTAAACGATTTTAGTTTTCTTGTCGACGCAGTACTGATGAGATCGGGCAAAGTATTTCACTAAGTCCGAGTATGATGGAATGAATTTAGATGGATTGCCATTGGCATCAAAGATTACCTCATGGAATCCGGTCTTTTCGGTAGCGATAAATTCTTCGCTTTTAATTTGAAGTGGAGTTTTGCACTTGAGAAAGTGCTTACAGTTGACGCACCCTGTGAATACCTCATTGATTCCAGAGCATAGGCGTGGCCTACCGAAGCCAATAGCTTGGTCGATTTTCTGATCGGTAACGTCACGGGAATATGTCGGATGCTTCTCGCTATACGTGTGACATAACTCCCTGCCAATGTCAGGAATGAAAGCCATTGTGCCGAGCATCGCGTACCATTCAGGTTCGCTCAATGTTTCCTGATTCGCATAGCAGTGCTTAAGGAACTCGCATCCAGAAAGGACAGCGGCAGAGTCCACGTTATACCCTGCCATAGCTAGCTTCTCCTGAGGAGTAGGCGGAGTAACTAGCCTGTCAAGGTAGAACGGTTGTCTTTCCACTGTCCCTTGAATCACAGAAGATAAAACTTCTGGCTTATTCTGTTTTCTATTCCATGTTTTTGGAAGCCTGAGCGTTGCCGCTTCACACAATCTGATCGGGTCAGCCTCACCTTTTAATCCGTTCTTGAAAAATAATGCTCCAAGTTGGACGCAAAGTTCTGTATAATAAGGCTGAAGAAATTCTAAATCCTTTACACTTTCGATAGGCGAGTCGAGGAGAATAACAAAATGCAAGCCGTGCCCCGAATTGAAAATGCCGGTCTTGTTATAATCGACCTTGAGAAAATCGAGGGTGAGCTTAATGTATTCCTCAGCCTTGGCGAGGTCTATGCCATCGAGGTCGATGGGTATCATCTCTTGATAGCTGAACTGCCTCAGGTTTTTCCATCGCGTACCGATCAACTCCGGCGCTAAACAGTTGGCCGTAGTGTAATGCACGTTCCATCTGTCCTCTACTGGAATAGCGTCGATGATCTTGTCCAGATTCTTGAACAAAGATTCAATAGAACTAATCTCAATATGAGGTATAAGTTCGTGATAAATATAAGGTTTACTTGTCTTCCTATCAAGACCTTCCCGATACTTGATAAGCTGAATCTTATTGGCTTCCAATGTGCTTTCCCTGTTGTGTGAACTCTTAGCTTAATGGACAGTCTAATTTTTTTCAATCTGAAAAATTATTTTCTTATCACGCTATGCTCCTTACCCATCCGAATGAGAGTATGATAGTCGGTCTCTTATTGCTGTTATAGCCACCATGTTTCTTGACCATATGCAGTCTTAAGTCGGGGCGAAAGTAAACTATTCTGCCAGATAAATAGCTCTTAAGATTCTCGCCCATGTACCGGATGCGTTGGTTCTCATTGATATGAAAGTTAATTCTGAAGTGGCGCTTGCCTGCAACCGAGTCCGTGTGCCATGGTACGTCAACGCCATCTGGAATCTTGATGATATGGAAATCAAAGAACCAGATAGAGAATAAAGTTAGCACTGAATAGTTGCCTTGCCTACCTTTCTTCCAACAAAACATCGCCGTTCCCTCCTCTAACATAGAGCACAGCCTTAGCCTCTGCGCCCTTGGTTAGTGTTAAGTGTCTTTTGATGAAGGCATTGGCTTGACTCTCTGAGTAGAACTTCATTGCCTCTGTCATGTGGAGGAGAGCTTTCACTCCCCCATCCTCTCTTGCCGGCGCAAAGTATATAACTTGGCCGGGCATTATCTCTTCATTTGTAATTGCAATTACCCATTTCTTGTGTGCCATTAGCATCCCCCATCTGGATTAAAGTTAGTACCGTCTGCTTTCTTCTTGGCTTCTAATCTAGGAAGGCAAGTTCTCCACTGCACCACAACATCTTCCGCCTCACCGGGTGAGATCATGTGTGTCTTAACTAAGTGGTCAAGCTCTGCCTTAAGGTCAGTGAAGCTTAGCTCGAAGAGTTGCTCATCAGTGTATAGCTGATCGCCGTCCATTGTGCCAGAGAATTTGGCCGGTTCTTCGCTTGGCTTAACAAGGGCCAATTGTTTCTCGACCGCTCTTTTGCCCTCTTGCTCACGTTCCTTCTGTTCTGCCATTAGTAACCTGCCGGTCAGATAGTCGAGGCGTTTCTTCTGCTTGTGTGTCAGGATTAACTGACCGTTGGAACCAACAGTGCAAGTCTTTTGAAGTTGCTCTTTGAATGTCTCAATCTGGTCAAGATAGTACGCCACGTTGTTAATAGTCGTCCCCCCACCGCCAATCACCGTAGCCGTCGTAGTGGAAGGATTGTGCTTTCCCGTATAGTTGTACTCCCATTTTCCCGTCTGATTATTATATCTGCCGTGAGGGTAGTTAGACTCGTAAACTTTCTTCTTAACCTTGGCTTCAAGTTCTTTGTTCCATTCCTGCATATCGTTAACAACGTCAACAACTTCGACCGGAACCTCATCAACAAAGCCCTCGACTGGAAAGCATGGGAAGAAATCATCTTGCTTCTCTGAGTTACCCTTCCAGTAAATAGCACCACGGATTTCACGCTTCTTGTTGACAACTACTGCCACGCAAAGCCCCTGCTCCCCGATCTCTTTGATCGTATCCTTATCGGTGCCGGACCAAAACACACCCATGTTAACGTGGCTGTGTAGCCAAGCGTTAAGGTGCCCCTTCTCACCAATAGTATCGCAGTCTAGTTTGGCCACGGCTTGCGCATCGAGGTCAGTCGTAGAACCTGTGACTTCTTGCTCTGGCACGTGAACCGAGAGAATATCATAGCTCATCTTGGCAGGGTTAAACACTACCTTGCCCATGAAGCCGATCTCTACGTCGCACTTATCAACGAAGTAGAATAGTTTTGTGTATGCTTGACGCATGATTCTGATTTTTAATTGTACTTGTCCTGAAGCCATTACATACACTCCCCACCTAAAAGGTTGATATCGAATTTAAAGTTCTGGTAATTCTCTGCCTTGCCTGTCACCACGTCCTTGACCATCTTGCCAATTACACCGCCAGAAATCATGGCAGTATAACCGATTGACTTATTGGTACACGGCATAGGGACTGCATCATCGTCCGAGAACAATGTTTTCCTGTACTTTTCAGCGCTTTCTGGAACATTAGGATTCACCGAGTAAACATCGAGGAACTCTATCGCCATGCGCCCATCAATGAATCGAAGCGCACCCATGCTCGGTGCCAGTTTGAACAGCCATTCTCTGGCCTTCATGCTGTCAATTGCACAAACGATAATTGCACCTTGGCATATCTCGTTGAGCGCCATGAAATCTTTTGCCATGTCGTACTCGAACTTGTGTTCCATGCTAATAAAGCCAAGCTGTGATTCATTCGACATTAGCTCTAGGTTCTCGGGCAGTGCGTGGTGCTTGAACTCACCAATGTCACTCTCGTAAAATAACTGAGTTCCAATGTTCTCTGCCTCGACAATATCGTAATCAATAAACGTCAGATTCCTGAAGCCCATCTTGAATAACGCCAGTGCAGTGTATGACCCAATGCTTCCACACCCAAAGATCACGACTCTCTGGTCAGTGTGCTTGCTGTTAATAACATCGTGAAAACGTGAATATAAACTTGTCTCTTGTAGTTTTTTAGCTTCCATTATTTTTTCCTTATTTCTGTGAACCATTTCTTAAAGCTCATCGAACCTAAATCTAGGTTAGTGCTGAAAGGAACATCGTAGTTATTAGTAAAACAATTCTCTAGGTTCTTGATTTTAATTTCGACGACTTTAAGAATATCAGCCTTAACAATCTCGTTATATATCTCAAGCGCCTCGATGATATCATTCTGCACATAGTAGTTAGCTTCTGGAGATCTAGAGTTAATATAATACAACTCGTAGAAATTGCCGAAATGATACCCATATTTCCTTGGATTCATGAAGTACTTAGAGTTATTAATGAAATTATACTGATCGTCTGAGTTACTGAATGGTCGGTACTGTTTAAGTGAAGTACTCCAAGAGTAACTTTCTGATGTTGAGTCTAATAAACTTTTGAAAGTATCAATAGTCCATCCAGCATCTCCCCAATTTTCAAGAGTGTAACCGTTAGCTAGATGCATAGTCATTAATCTATGGCGCACAATCTGCATATTCTTATCGCAAAACTCGGCGAATAATTCCTTGAAAGTGATCTCTCCCTTGAAAACTTTATTCGATAGGTTCTTAGTGAAAGAGTCCTGCCCCATTCGATTATTCAACGCAATGTTTCTTAGATACTTCGCAGAATACTGGTAGTAGTTAACGATACCTTGGTACGGAGATGATGGATTGTAGTTGTTCATCAGTGTATTGATAACGAGCAATGAGTCCTCAATCTTACTAATATCCGTCGCCATACCTTGAAGCATTTCGGCGGCGTTACCTAGGCAGATATGCCCTTCCTCTTTAATGTGCGGGTGGATAATAGAGTTACCATTTCTGGAGTCATCACTGCTGTTGTATGGGAAAATAACGCCTAAGTTATTGCCAAGAACATAAGAGGTCGGTGCCATTATCCCATAGCTCCAAAGCCCTGTATCGTAGCTCTTGGTTAGATCAATAATGACGTTCAGTTTAGGAATTAGCCAATCAATCTCAGTGTCCTTGTCGCGCAGAGTAAAATCATCTTTTGAGAATAGGAATCTGATTTTCTCGCTATTGTTTCTTTGAGGAATGATCCCGATAAATTTGAATGGAAACTTCACACCGTCCGCTCGTTGAGTAAAGGCAAGGAACTCGCTTAACTCATCTAGGTCTTCAGCGCCCCCATGTATATTTTTGAGGTAAGCCCTAATCTCTCGAATTTGTTTAATATAACCAGTGTTCTCGGTTCTTAGACTAAAAATTTGAGCGTTTAAATCCTCAATCTGGTACGTGTTGTTCTCAAGGTTTACCTGATAGTTGTCGAGTTGACGCATAAGTGCGGAAGACTTAGCAATCTTAGGAAGTGAAGCGGGAACCACCATCATTTTTTCCTTCAGCACCTTATCGAAATTCTTAAGTCGCTCTAATCTTTCTGCTTCAATCTTGGCTTTTTCAATCTCCACTTTGTGATTATGGAAGACAATGTTCATGGCAGCAGTTGTAGATACGAGTCTTCTGGTATTAGACCTAGAAATTGGTTGAATGAATTGGTGCAACATAATTGAATCAGAGTGCTCAACATCACCTGCCAGTTGAAGAATGACTTCAAGGCACTGGGTTTGTTCGGTCAGGAAACTATTGTCATTTTCCTTGGCCTTTGGAGAGATGAATCTTTTCTCCATTAGATCGTTAAGTAGAATCACGTGTCTGGCGGGGTCTTTGAAATCCCCCAGAGTTAAGGTTAATTCCTGCAATGTTGGTGGCGCAGTTAACACTTCATTCGGTGCAAATGGCACGCTGTCAAACGGGCTTGCCTCTGCAGCTTGATCGCTCATAGTATCTCCTTGGTTAATATTCGGGTCATTGACCACTCGTTTTTTCTTTTTTGGTTTTAATTCCCTAGGCTGAATCTCACCTAGGTACTCGACTTGCCATGGTCGGTCGTCATCATTAGGAATAGCCCAGAATCTTCTGACAGGGCTTTCGTTTATATAGTCCATGGCATCTCTCTGATGATCTCTAAGATTCAATGCCCCAGCTTCCAGATTTATGGCAGGATTAGCCGCTTCATCTAACACCACATAAGTGGCACTGCGCCCACGAAGTTGTCTTCCTGTTAGTTGTTGAGACAATATTGACTCGTCGCTCATTTATACTTCCCCAGTGTTTTAGCAATAGCTGTCAATAAGCTACACATATCAAAATACTTAGCTAGTTTTCTCGCTTCTCTTAACTTTTCAATATTTTCTCGGATATTCTCTGCATCGTGGTGCCCATACAATTCCAGAAAAATCTTAGCGACTTCAATCTGTTTAGGGCTAGCTTTCGGGTGCTTAATAATATTGTACGCCGTGAGCCTAAGCTTCATTGGGTCTTCACCTCTATGCCTCTTACGAACTCCCTCACCAAAGCCCTTAGTGTGATGCCTGCCGATCTTATTTAGCTTGTCGCCCTTAACAAGCATTTCTAGGTTTACTTTTCTGCCTTGCTTGCAGGTTTTAATAGTCAAAGGCTCACCAAAAGCCTTGAATTTTTTTACCTCTACTCCCTCGTAGAACTCAGGTTTTTTATCTTCTTCCATGTAACCCTCTAAATTAGAAAATTAAACTAAGTACAAATGCCCAGAATGCAGTGCAGAAACATAGTATGAAAACCCATACTAACATGTTTAACCAATTGATTCTCATTTGTCCCTCCAAACCTTGGCAGATACGCACTTCGCATCCAGAGGAATAACATCGTCTTTGAGCAATTCTTTCATGCCCTCTTCACATTTCTTCTTAGTCTTGAAATCTCCCCTAGAGGCAGTCGTCGTGTAACACGACACTTGATACGGCGGTTTATCTGCCGGCATCTGAACACATTTAATCATAATAATCAGCCAGATAGTCATATTTACTCCTCAGTTTTATAGGCCACACGCTTACGCATACGTGGCAATTTACCCTCTTTCAATAACCTCAAGAACCTCAGCACTTGGAACTTATTAAGCCCATACTGTCCTACCATATCGCGCCAAGGCACATGGTTCTGGTGCATCCAGAGCATCATTCTGCATTGGTACTGCGAGAATATTACTGGCTCTTGTTTCTTTTTAGACATCTCTCATCCTTCAATTGCTTCCTTAAAGACCTCAATAGTTTTCTACTATCAAGATATGCTTGAAGAAGTGCGTCTCTTGATATTTTGGTAGCTTTTTCTAAGTCATACATTTCTTCTTCAGCTAGAAATCTAGCTTGTGTAAATCCACGAACAAATAAAGTATATTCTGGACTGTTTGGCGAATATTCCTTAGGGAAATATTTATCTGCTTTTTTTCCCATATCTCTTGTTTAGTTTTAGACATTTTGCACCTCTCAACGCACAAAGGGCACTCCTAAGAGCACCCAGTGTGAACCCGTTACAATTCTGACTTTCGATTAAGCGCCTTTTACTTGAAGCGACAAGAATACAGTGTGACCTTCCGCTAGTGTATCAGACATCTCAGCAGGATTTGAACCAATAGTCGCTGCGTAGTTCCCTTCTAATCCGGCCGCTTTAACAAGGTCGCTAACCTTAGCCCCTTGTGCTAGTTCAATAGTCTTAAGTTTCCCACCCACTACTTTGTACGATACTTCAATTGTTGATGCTGACATAAATTCTCTCCTGTTGAGTTTTTCTCTGCGAAATTGCAGAGATAATAGTATTTAAATTCTTGAAACGTGTATTCGGCACCCAGTTTCACCAGCAGTACCGCCAGTGAAACCAATGCAAACTTAACCAAAAACCTGTCAGAAGTTTTCATAACCATACTTCTTTTCCTAGTACCCACCTGCCTATTTAATTGGCCCATGTATTCCGAGAATTGTGGTGATTCGTTAAGCGCCTTCATGCATTACCTCAGTGGTTTTTGACATTCAAATAACATCTGGTAAAACCTGTCCTCATTCTTACCAATCAAAGCATCAAGTGCCAGTGGAATTAATACGTCACCCTTATCCTCAGTGTTAAAGTACTTTGTAAGCCAGCCGTCAATAATGTCCTCTGGCGGCCAACGCATGAAATCTTTCTTCAAAGTCGCAACATCTGAGTACCTGAATCGTGGAGCATCTGCCTTATCACACGCCTTCTTAGCAAGGTCTAGGTGACTTGAAACGTGGTACTGGTACATTAAACTCGCCAGTTGAGTAATTGTGATAAGTTCACCAGATTTAACAATCGCAGAAACAGGTAAGTGAAAATCTGCCCTATCTGCCTCGACTCCTGAATGGTCAAGAAGGTTCATGCATCTGAAGTAATAAACGTCGTTCTGTTTGAATCTTTCCAGTAGAATAACGCATCTGTTAACCGTAGGGTCAGTGTGATGAATAATCATCCCCGCCTTAAGCTCGCTTTCTTTAATCTTCGACATTTGATCGCTCCGTAAATGTTGGGTATTGAAGGGATACTTCAATCTCGTTTTTAATACTCTTCCATCTATCACCTTCGCCAGATTGCGCCCATGGAAATGCAGAGAAAATAGTCAAATTCTCCTGCTCCATGAGTAAATCAGCGAAATCTAATCCACCGTGCAGAGATTCTAGGTTAGTGACAAACGACTCTAAAACACCTTTATACTGGCAGATAAACAATAGGTGTAGTAAATTGTGCTCGTGGGTAGATACCTTAGTTAGCTTTATAGCTTTAAGCTTCTTACCCTTCTTCTTTTTACATAGCTTAGTCATAGTAAATCCTTGTTGTAGATATCTAACTAGTTAAATATATTAGCTATTCGTGAATAGTTTGAAAATTTTGAAAATCTCAATTCAGGAAGCGTGCCAAGTTTCTAAGTTATTGATTTTATTTAATGACTCGCAAGCGTTAATGGTGTCAAAATGGCACTATTCCAGAGTTTACATGGTAGCATTTTGGCACTAACTGGTGTCACTTTGACCTCGAATCGGTGCCATTATGAACCGTTCTTTTTTCGGAACAAAAAAATTTTTGTATATAATGATATAGGTTCTAGTATCGAATTATTCGATAGAAATAGCGTCATTTTTTCTCTTTTCAGATGTAAGAAATAAAATACTAAATAAATGTTATGGGAATGTTAGGTGCGTTAAGTGCTTGATGCGCGATGCATTCTTACAGGGATTTTTGTCACGGGTGAGGTGCGTCGATCCGTGACAAAGTGGTACAAAATTCGGCTAAGTGTGACAACTTCGGATATTATTTGATCTTGGATTGTGCGTTAATGGTGTCAAAGTGGCACTGGTGGTGTCAAAATGGCACTGAATTTTGTTAAGGTTCGGGGATGCTGTCACGGGTGAGATGCGTCATGTAACACTTTGTCACGGATAGGAATGGCAGTTAGTGAGGCGTTAAACGCTTAAAAATAGCCTTTAAAATTGAATTAGTCACTATGTCACGGATAATATTTAATAAAAGAGTTTTTAATGGTACAAAATAACGCACTGTCCAAAAAGCTAGTTGTATAAAATCCTAGAAGTGTTTAGGCGTTTTGAAGTGTGACAGTGTGACAACTTCGGATATTATGAAAAACCTTACACGTGTAAGATTTTCTATTCTGGCTTAAGAATCGAGGCGCTAGGCTAGTGGTTTAAGACTAGCCTAACTGCTTGCATGAGGTGATTTTGGCGCTCTAAAATTGAATCTAGGCTATCGGTAGGTAGTGCGAGTATATCGAAAATAAGGTCATGCTCTTTTCTGGTGATCGTGATACCAAGCGGGCGAAGCTTGGCGCTTGAGTCGGGGAAACTGCTATTTTTAGGGCGCTTCACGTTCCGTGCGCCTTGATTTTCTAAATTATTTTCTGGAATCATGTGTCATGCCTCACGTTAAAAGAGACTAGGCGCACTATTCATGCACCTAGTCTTTTGTTCAATAATTACAATTTAGTCTCATTCCATTGGTTTTCTAGGAAAGCCTTAGCTAACTTAGTTAATGAACCATCTTTAACGGCCATTAAGAATGGTTCAATCTGATGCTGTTGTAACAAGATACTAGCTTGATAGTCCTTACCCTTAGCCTCGGAGTGGGCAATCATGCTAGGCGTGGTGAAGAATAGCATCTTTTTACCTGTCTTAGTATCCACTGTCTTCATAATCGAGTGTTTTACACCTGCGCCACTAGTCTTAGGCTTAGCCTCGAGCTTCTTAGTTAGCTCGGCTACCATCGCAGTAAGTTGCTCGATTGTCGGTTGTGAGGTCATTGTCTCAGTTGTCATAAGTATCTCCTATCGTTAAACAAGGCTTAATTGCCTCGATCGCAATATTACATAACCTGATTAAGTATGTCAAGTATCGTGATTACAGCATCTTGTATCACTAACCTTAAGACCACGTTGATTGCTCATAGGCGCTTAGTCCTCGGGCTTGTTACTAGTAACCGGAATCTCGGCAGGAGTCCCATGTCGCATGAGCCTAGGCACGGGGTACGTGCCCCCACGCCCGCGTGCTGATGATCTCTCCCCTCACGCGTCACACCGAGCCGAGATTGTAGAAACTATACCCGACCTTTTTGATCTACTAATCAATTACTATTTGCTACTAATGTTAGTACTTGACCCACAGCCCCTATATTTATATACTGGCTTCATCCTTGCTTTCTCCAGTGGGCACTTGGATACCTCCTTGTTGAGAGGTGCGGGGTTTATAGCCCCGTGCCTTTTAACTATTGACCCGACCCATATACTCTGCCATACTGAAACCTATGAGTGATTCAACAGCACTTGAGACATTGGACGGCAACCATGATATCCAGCTTATCTGGAATGAGCGTATTAATAAGTACGAGGCACTGGATTTAAAGACGGGTCGCCTAGTCGCGAACTATATTCCCCAAAACAAGAACCTTAGCTCTACATCGGTGTCCTATACACATGAGATCGGTGATCGTATTGTCGATGCACTGGCACGTGGTAAATCGCTTACAGATATTAGTAAGGATGCTTCAATGCCTCCAATCTCTGCCATTAGATTATGGCGTGCGCAGAACCCAGAGTTTAAGCGTAGGATGGAACTCGCGTACCGGGATCGGGCGGAGTATTACCATGATGAGGCGATTGCTATTGCGATGCAGGCTATTACTGCTCCGAAGGAAATGCAGCCGGGGTTAAAGCTTGCGGTGTCTACCCTGCAATGGGCGGCGGAGAAGGATGATTCGCAAAGATACGGAGCCAAGAAAGAAAGTTCTGGTAATGGTGGCGGTATTACTGTTATCATTGATACTGGCGTTAAGACTCAGCAACCAACATCTGTGAACATCGAAGTAGATGCGAACGGAGAATTCAGAGGGTATATAAATGAAGAAACACATTCAGCTTTACGGGGGAGTGAATCAACTAGACCCGAACTCGACAGAGGAACAATCGAAACCACTGCCATCGAACTCTCTACCGACAGATGGAGAGAAACAGGCATCTCCGAAACCAGTGAAGGAACCGAAGGCGAAGGCATCGAAGCCGAAACAAGGTTCTAAGGCGGTATCAAATGCCTAGTGCAAAAGAAAAGACACTTGCCCAGATTATGCGCAAGAAGGGCGCTACTGGCATTCCTAATGAGAATACATACGTTGCCACGGCTCAAGAGCAAGCTGTGAAGGGCGATCTTAAAGGTGCGGAGGAGACTATGCAGTACAGCATTAAGAATCCAGCGCAGAAGCAGATTGCCGAGCAAGACTCTCAGAGAGGGGCTGATATGGCGGAACAGATCACTAGGAATGTGGTTAAGGCGCTTAAGAAGAAAAAAGGGAAGAAGTAATTGGAGCAAACAAACGTAGTCAAGATTGGTATTGGTTACTCGCCTAGACCCTTGCAGGACTTTCTTCATAGAAAGGTGCGAAGGTTTAACGTAATCGTGTGCCATAGACGCTTTGGGAAGACTAGGTTTTCTCTGGCGCATTTACTGACTAAAGCGTTTGAGAATGAGAAGCTTAACCCTAACTATGCCTACGTTGCTCCTACTTATGGGCAGGCGGAACGTGTGGCGTGGACTTATCTTAAGGATCACGTTAAGGATATCCCTACAGTTAAAATCAATGAGGCAAAGCTTAGAGTCGAGATTTATAGACCAGACCGTGGTGATAAGATCACTATCTGGCTACTTGGTTCTGAGAATCCAGACTCAATTAGAGGACTCTATTTAGATGGAGTTATCTTAGATGAGTACGCTCAGTGTGATCCAACGATCTGGGGTCAGGTTGTAAGACCAGCGCTCTCGGATAGGAAGGGATGGGCAATCTTTATTGGTACGCCAAAGGGGATGAACGCTTTTTACGATATGTATAAACAGGCGGTCAAATTCCAACAAGAAGAGTTCAAGCATCTCGGGTGGTTTGTATTTGTGGCAAAGGCTTCAATTACTGGCATCATTGACGAAGAAGAACTTAGAGGTGCCAAGATGGAGATGTCCGAGGAAGAGTACGAACAAGAGTTCGAGTGCTCATTCTCCGCGGCCCTAGTTGGGGCTTACTACGGCAAATACATTAATGACCTTGAGTCTCAGGGTAGATTAACGTCTGTTCCTTACGAGCCAAGTGTACCTGTCTCTACGTTCTGGGACTTAGGTATTGGTGACTCTACGACGATTTGGTTTGTCCAGATGGTTGGTAGAGAGATCAGGATCGTGGACTATATTGAGAACGCTGGGGTCGGATTAGAGTGGTACGCACGGCAGTTGAAAGATAGGCCTTACGTTTACCATGAACACTGGATTCCACATGACGGTGCGGCAAAGGAACTTGGTACAGGGACTACGAGACAAGAGACTCTTAGAACGCTAGGAATCTCGGCACGTATTGCTCCTAGACAGGCAGTTGATGATGGTATTAATGCGGTACGAATGTTGCTGCCTAAATGTTGGTTCAACACGGCAAACCCTGCCGTTCAGCGCGGGGTCGATTGTTTAAGGAACTATGAGCGTAAATGGGATACGAAGAATAAAATCTTCCTAGATACACCTCTTCATAACTGGGCATCTCATGGCGCAGATGGATTTCGTGTATTTGCTACTGTACATTCCCCACATAGATCGAATAAAATGAAAGAATTGCCACGTCACGCGGAGTTTAATCATAATCCTTTTAGGAGGTAAATATGGCGTTTCTTAGTGATTTATTTAAAAAGAATAATGGTTCATCTGGGCTGGCTCCATATGCCCCGGGTAGAACATATGATCCAAGTAAAACCATTTTAGGTGGAAGCTGGGAACAATTATACAATAATAAAGCATACCTAACGGACAAAAACACAGGATTGAAAACTGAAGTTGATTTTG